ACCAGATAGTTTACGAATTCTATCTAGTGTTTCTGAAATATCTTCTCCAAAACGTTTTTGATATACATTAGAATCCATTGAATTTCTACTACCAATAGTTTTCATTCCCTCACCGGCTAGCAATAAATCATACATTAATTTAATAACTTTTACAGGAGAAGTCAATGTGTCAACTCTATCATAGAAATAAGCAATTTTTTCAGGCTTCATTCTACGAGCAGGCTTGCCTTTAATTAATTCTTTAGCACGTGCCTTAAGAGTGGCAAAATCACGAATTTTTTCTAATTCATGTATATCATTTATATCAAAATTATCACCTTCAATATCTTCATCTACTTCTTCTTCCCCGGGCATATCGCCAGCTTTAGCAACAAATTGTTGAGGTGTCATAACTTGAACACCATTAACTGCTCCGGGTAGCTTTGGCGTCACACCTTCGTATAATTCTTTAAAGTTCATTTTTTAAGATTCCTAATTTTCTGTTCTGCCAACATTACCAATTGTTCTAATTGCTCTACACTTTCACAATGCCATCTACGCAAACTCTTATTGATGTTACTGTTTGGATCATTTGCTGTTTTAGCACCGGTACGATGTTTCTTCATACCTCGCATTCTAGCACAGAATGATTTGCGACGGGCGGCGGCCTTGCTACCTTTTTTAAGTTTGCTTGGCTTAGTTGTAACTGCTGTTTGAATCTTGCTACCAGGATGACTACGGCGATAGCTAGCTACACTCTTTTTACTCATGCCACCCACACGCTTGTGATTGTACTTTGACCAGTTCTCGCCTTCGTTTAATTCTAAATCACTGTGATTAAACGCAATGTATGTGTCACCATTAACATCACCTGGACGAATTAAGAACACACCTGCATCGTCATCACCTGATTCATCTTGACCAATTTCCCAACCCATTGCTTCCAATGTTCTTTGTGCTTTAGCCATTTGTTGTTCTGTGCCCAACCACCATTGTGCGGCAAGTTGACGTAATATTTCTTCCTCATCAGGTTCACGGTCATCATCACTACCAAGTGCAAATTCATCTAAGTAACCTTCATCAATATTTGGATTACCAATTTGCTCTGCTACACTATTTAAACGGTCATTACTAGTTGTGACATAACTATACATCCAACCATCTAAACTAGTACCACTGTCTAGTTTTTCTTTGATTTTTACAGCATTTCTAATTATTTCACGAATCTCACCCTGAGCCATGCCATTGACTTGTTCATCTTCCATTGCATAGCCTTCATTTTTAGGCTTTTTACCAGCTTTCTTCATGGCAATAGCAATGGCAGCTTGCTGTGCTGGATTGGCTGCTTCATTGATAAATTCTTTTATTCTCATAGTATTATCCGTAAATAGTTGACTTTATTGCGTAGGTATGTTACACTACATGTATTATTTATCACTTTGGACTACTATGCACTCTTTTGACATTACTACTAAACGCATTGGCTTTGCTTGTAAATTTGCTGAAATCAACAAGAAGGGAGAAATTGCGTCTGTCGAGGGTCTGAATACAGGTGGAACTACACTTGCTTGGGCACAGCGTAACAAGCGTGATGTTGTAGAACAAAAAATCATTGATGTAGCAAAGAGTAATATTCTTGCTACTCACGCACTAGTTAAAAAGGTAGCAACGCTAGAACCCAGTCTACGTATGGTTCGTCTAACTAGTGATATGTTCAGCTTCTATACACATGATGATTACAAAGAATTCTGGCACAGTATTGATGTTCAATCTAGCTTAGAACGTTGGATGGCACCTATTGGTGAAACTGCACGTGCTAATGATGTTCGGTTGTCATTTCATCCGGATCAGTTTGTAGTTTTAGCAAGTGACCGTGAAGAAGTAGTAAATAAGAGTATAGAAGAATTTGAATATCATGTTGACATGGCTCGATGGATGAGTTATGGTAAACAGTTTCAGGATATCAAAATCAACGTACACATCAGTGGTCGTAAAGGTCCACAGGGCATTCGTGATGTGTATGGTCGACTATCACCCGAAGCCCGCAACACACTAACACTAGAGAATGAAGAATACACACATGGACTATCTGACTGCTTATCGTTATCTGACCTCGTCCCTACGGTCATGGACATTCACCATAATTGGATACGTGAGGGAGAATACATTGCCCATAATGATGCGCTTGTACAGCGTGTTATTGACAGTTGGCGTGGCATTCGCCCTACTTGCCATTACAGTGTTAGCCGCGAAGATGTACTCACAGGCCATTCCACTACACAATTACCCGATCATGGTGCGCTGATTGAATCGGGATACAGTAAACAGAAACTAAGGGCACATAGTGACTACTATTGGAACGAAGCGGTGAACGATTGGGCATTGACATTCTGTGATAACTTTGATATTATGTGTGAGTCTAAGGGTAAAAACTTAGCCAGCTTTAAATTACTTGAAAGATATAAATGTTTAACAAAATAAAGAATCTATTTAAAAAACCTGAACCCCCTGCGGTAGTCAAGGAAAAGAAACCACGCAAGGTTAAAGAAAAGAAAGTTGAACCACAACTTACTGCTAAAGAAAAAGCAACAGCGGCAGGAGAACCTTATATCAACATCATTAAATTTGAAGTAGATCCCAAGGATATTAACAGTGGTTCAGTTGAATTAGACTTCAACGACAAGTTTGTATTGAATCTGATTCGTGCAGGTTACAAAATGAAAGATACTGATACAGACAATGACATCGTAGATCGTTACTGGACTAATTTGTGCAGAGCAACAGTACTAGAGACCTTTGAACAAGAGATAGCTGATCCGGACAAACGGGCACCCGGAGATGTACGCAATGTAGTCACACGGGATTTAGGTAACGGACGTACTGAGGTAAGTTAAATGCTAAAAAATATTGATTTATTCAAACCAGATTTTGTAATTGATTGTTCAAAATTAAAAAATTGTAGAGATATCTATTCAAGTATGCGTAACAATGGAATTGTTAAAGCATACGTATATGGTATGTGTTTCAAGCCAGGACCATTGACATATGATTTCTCTAAGGTAGGGATGAGTTGCCCTGAGTTGGGTGAAAAGAGAGAACATCAAGTTGGTGAGCGTATCACAAGACAGTTAAGTTGGGTTCCTGGTTGGGAAGAGGACCATGTTCGCAGTTCTCATGGTGCTGATTTCTGGGGAGGAATTGAACATTACTTAATTCCACAAGGCTTGTTACCCAAATCATTTAATAAGAATGATGTTACTATTGCAGTTTGGGATGTATCTAAACGAATGATTTTTTCAGATGTGCATGAAAGTGACGAACTGAAGGCGACTGGTTGGGCTGAAGGTGAATTGGCAAGACAGTATAAAGATACATTTGGTAGATTACCTTATCTTAATGTACAAGACCCTACTAACACTAAGCACTATAAGAAGGGTTATATACCTAAAGCGGTGCATGAGTTGTTTGAAATGTTGTAAAAATACAACATTTGCTACGGTTGACAAATAATCATTTTGAGTGTATAATATGGTTATATTAACTTAGAAAGCGTATATGACAAGACAAGTTAGCGAGAAAAACAAAGACAAAATTGTTGTACCTTTAAACAAACGCCCAATTTGTAAGACTTCTGGTTGCAATAATAAAACGCAACATCTTGGTACATATAAAGCCAATGGATATCCCAATTTTCGTGCATATTGCGTAACATGCCACGCAGATCGGCGTCTAGCTTTTCAAGCAAATGCATCGTTGGTTGACCGCCGATCTCTTCCTAGTTGCGAAGTTCCTAATTGCCGTAAGCGGGTAGAAGTATTTGGTAGTGACCATTATGGTAATATAAAATATACTGTATTTTGCAAAGACCATGCATGTACTATTAATGGATATTCATTGTGGCGCAAAACATACTGTGAGAACATTGACGGCCGTTTAGGATTTACTTGCACAACTAATATTGTGTGGGAGGGAATGTTAGATGTAGATCACATCAATGGCAATCCAGAAGATAACAGACCAGAGAATTATCAAACATTATGTAAATGTTGTCATGCATACAAAGGTAACAAGAATGGTGATTATAAAACACCCGGTCGCAAAAAACTCAAAGAAGCAAAAAAGAACGGAATGTTCACAGCATTGGTTTAATCTATGGCTAAAATGATACCATTTACTCTATTCAAAGAATCATGCAACGACCGAGGATATACCGAACGTATATTTGAGGATCGTGGTGTGTATGTGTTATACTCTAATAATGGTATAAAATGTGAAATTAAAAAGAATCATTACACCATCGGTTGGTTAGCTAGACCAGAAGATGTTAAAGTAATGCGCCAAAAATTTATTGAAGCTGGATTCTCTGAAAAATTTGGAAAACGTTCTGAAAAGCGCAAGGATGAGAAGGACTTTATCAATGTAAATTTTGATGGCGAGATACTTGAAAACTTTTGGGTACTTGTCGGAATCATCGAATCAATTGAAACTATTGTTAGAAAAGTTCGCGGTCAAGCAATCAAACCGATACCACGTGAAGTATCCGAACGTAATATATTTGAAAAGATTGCTAAACGTTTTAAGTATTTTATTGATAGTGAAGATGGTTTTGGTTTAGAGAATACTAGATCATTACTTGAGGGTGATAGTATTGACCACTTGATTACTATAGGTGAATCAGTTAATCGTACCAAAGAAAATACATACAGAGAACATATTGTCCCTTGTATTATGATTTATAATCAAGCAGTGACAATGACAATGGAAAAAGCTTCAATAACTGAAGTAGCACAAATGATTAAGACCAATCTTGCAATTGTTTTAATTACCAATGAAGAAGCTAACTTATTAGACAATGAAATGGATATGCAAACTACAATGCCCGAAGGATGGAATTTTGGTGATAGCATTTTTGCTAGACTAACTTCTGCCCAAATTCAATTGAAATAATCTAAATAGTAGTATATAATAAACACATGACAACATACGCACTTATCGATACTGCAAATACTTTCTTCCGTGCTAGACACGTGGCATCACGTTCTAGTACATTGGAAGAAAAGATAGGCATGGCCCTTCACTTAACACTTGCGTCAGTCAATCAAGCTGTTCGCAAATACGGAATCGATCATGTCGTATTCTGTCTCGAAGGCCGCTCGTTCAGAAAGGATCTCTATGCTCCATATAAAAAGAATCGTGTAGTAGATGCTATGTCTATTACTGAGGAAGAAGCCGAAGAGTCAAAAATGTTTTGGGAAACGTATGAAAAATTTACAACTTTCATTAAAGAGCGGACTAACGTGAGTGTCCTTCGTCACGAACGTGCTGAAGCAGATGACCTCATCGCCCGCTTCATCGCATTGCATCCAGCAGATCGCCACGTAATTTTATCAACGGATGGCGACTACGCACAGTTAATTTCTGAAACCGTTTCGCAGTACAACGGCGTGACTAATGAGCTAATCACATTAAAGGGCTACTTGAAAGAAAATGGTAAGCCTGTCATTGATAAGAAAACTAAAGAGCCTAAACTACTAGAAGATCCCGAGTACGGATTATTCAAAAAAATTATCAGAGGTGATTCAGGGGACAACGTGTTCAGTGCTTTTCCGGGCTGTCGTGAGAAAGGTACTAAGAATAAAGTTGGCATTCGTGAAGCATTTGAAGATAGAAACAAACAGGGCTTCAATTACAACAATTTTATGTTGCAACGTTACACAGACCATGAGGGTGTTGAAGTACGAGTTAAAGATGCGTTTGAGAGAAATCGTACACTCATCGACTTGACTGCACAACCCCAAGAAATAAAAGATGCTGTGGATCAACGGATTCGTGAAAGTGTCCGTATTGAAACTATTCCTCAAGTGGGCCTACATTTTCTAAAATTTTGTGGCAAGTATGAATTGACAAAAATTTCAGAACAAGCAGAAATTTATAGCAAATGGTTAAATACGCCTTATAAAGGAAATTTATTATGAAAACAAGTTGGACAGTTGATTTACAAGAAGACCCCTCTACCGGGGACACTATATTAGAATTCCCACCAGATATGTTAGAACAAACAGGTTGGGGTGAGGGTGATTCATTAATTTGGAAAGATAATGGAGATGGAAGTTTTATGTTAACTAAAAAAGAAACACAATGGGTTCTTGTAGAATGTGTCAGTACATTCCGTCAACGGTATATGGTTGAAGTGCCCGTGGGTACTGATGACTACGGCAAAGACAAATCATTTTGGGCATTGGATACAGTAACAATGGAAGAAGCCAAAGAATTCAGTCAGGAGCACATTGGTGAACAGATTATCAGTCACCGTGTTGTTACATATGATGAGGCAATAGCCCTATCTGACAAAGACAATGCTTATGCTGTGTCTTGGGATAATGATATCAAAGTTAAAAACTTCTTTACAACATTGGCTGATCAAGAAAAATGACCTTTACTACGCCAGACAAAACTATTAAAACAATACGTCAGGACGACCCTGACTTTCATATTCATAATGGATTTGTCATGGCGCCACGTGCTGGATTTGAAATTAGCAATGATTGTCCAAGACAATATAAACTTATGATTATGGAAGCTACTAAGAATGGTTGGCTACAACCAGTTGCATATGTGAAAGAATCAGAATATGTTTGGGAAAAACTAGGAGATTAATATGAACGACAAAGACATGAACAACATCTATTACATTCTAAACCGAACCCCTGAGCAATTAGAAACTTGGTGGAATAGTATGGATCAAGAGGATCAAGAATATGCTATGTGGATTATTAAAGCATATAGACAAGAACTTAACAGGATGCAAGTTATGTATGATGATTTAGTATCAGAAGGAAGTGATACATCATTGGCTAAAGACTATTTAAAAAAGTTTCAATTACAATGAAAAAGATTTACTATGAAAAAGTTGGTCGTAAATACGTTCCTGTAGCAGAATATGACAATGATTTTTTAGACAGTTTTACCAAAGGTACTCATCTTGTCATGAGTTATCCCGGTGGGACTAGTCGCAGGTTTAATATTGATCCAGCACATGCTCCAATGATTGCAGCCGGGCGCGTAGCTGAAGATGCCATCTGTCGTGCTATCAGTAAAGCAAGTGAACTACGCCCTCAGCAGACTCCTATTACACTAGGACAAAAGAAAGCATGGGAAAAGTTAGCTAAAGAATTTGGATCTGAGCTTGCTACACTATCTGGTTTATGCATCCGTGATTGTGCTGAAGCAGGCGTAAAGGCTATGATGCTAGAAGCCGACAAATTAATGTCAAACCCATCAGTAAAGAAAGCATATGAGCACTTCCAATTGGTTTGTGAATTAACCAAGGAACACAATGAATCTAGCTGATTACTTTGAAAAAAATCGTTACAAACCTGTCTATGAGTTTATGGCACGTGTAACCGGTATGCATGGAAAGATTCGTTGGATAGGAAGTGTCGGCAACGATACTGTTATCAGCGACCAAGTAGGACCTATGTTACACATACACCTTGACTTACCATTAAAGATTGATAGTAAATATACATATCATCTCTTTGTGAAACACAAAGGTGTAAAAAGATTGACAAATTTTAATGACGAAAAAGTTTCCAAACGATAATGTAACTTGTATATCACCTTGGTATGAATTACGCATTGATGCTAATGGAGCATTAAGATGTTGTCATTCAATTAGACAAGCACAAGCTGAACAAACTAGTCTAAGTTTCTTGGATTGGTTCAACCACGTCAATAGTACCAGAACTAATATTATTAATGGTGATGAAAGTATTGGTTGTAGTGCCTGTTATTATAATGAAAAGAATAATTTAATCAGTCATAGAATGCAACGCAACATGCAGGCTGCAATATATCACGGCGAATACTTTAATGAAAGTTTAGAACAAAGCCCTGCATATAAACGAATGAATAGCAATCAAAAGATATATCCAGCATTCATGCATATTACATTAAGTAATCTTTGTAATTTAAAATGTAGAATGTGTTTCCCTCAATATAGTTCTCAGTTAACAGATGCATATAAGAAAATAAATTGGTTGAATAAAGACGAACCTACATTAGTTGATTGGACTACTAACGATAATAAATGGAATGAGTTTTTAGAATTAGTACAACATAATAATCAATTAATGTCATTGCATTTCATGGGCGGGGAACCACTATACCATAAAAGATTTTACGAGTTTATCGACTACTGTATTGAGAATAACAAAACAGATTTTCACTTGACATTTGTTACCAACGGTACAATATACAAAGAAGAACTATTTGACAAGTTAAAACATTTCAAATCTGTTCAAATAGAGATTAGCATAGAGAACCTAAACATTACAAATGATTATATCCGTATAGGTTCTGATTTTAGAACAGTACAAAAAAACATATTGAAGTTTATCGATAAACAAATGCATGTTGTATTACGTACAGTTCCGCAAGCACTAAGTATTAGTAATTACGATACAATATTAGACTTTGCACTGGAACATAATCTAGGACTTGATAGTAATGTACTTGACAATCCTCAACATTTAAAGTGTTTTGTCCTCCCAAAACAACTAAAAAATGAGATAGCAGATAAAATTAGGTCTAAATATATACATATATTATCATCAAATAACAATTTAAATGAGATTGCGTTATTTAGGTCAGCATTGGGAATAAAGAAACATATTGAATCATTACTTGTTAGGTTGGAAGAAGTTGAACCGAGTGATATTGAACAATTAAGACAGAAATTTATAAAACACAATATAGAGTTGGATACTGTGAGCGAATTAAAATTTGCTAACATATACCCAGAACTATTGAATTTTTATGCAAAATATAGTACTATTTAACGTAACGCATGATAAACCTATCACTATAAAACATAATGGTGTTATAGTTGATAGTAATGAGTTAGAATGTGTATATGGTACAAACGAATTAACCATAGAGGGTATTGACTATGTAGTAAATGACTTGTCAATGTTTAATATGGGTAATGGTGAGATAGTTAAACACGCAACAAATGAAAAAGGCGTATGGACATTGAAATATGAATATCCCGTGTTCAGTTGGTTGCATAAGATATTACAACATGGATGGTTATTAAAGGAAGATAATGAATAAATCGCTAATTGCAAAACCTGTAGTTAAAAATCAATTTTGGATTGTAACTAATGGAGAAGAAAAAGTAGGTAATGTCCTTGCTGATGGCTCGGGCTTTGAACTCAAATTAAATGGTAATAAAACTCATTATAAGAATACGAAGGCTATTGAGCGTATTACTAATATTCGTTTTGAGAATGTAACTAAACTCAAGACAGTCGAGAAAGACTTACCCTTTAGTGAATATCCTACTACTCCTAAGGTATTCAATAGTATACTAGATGTAAGACGTAAACTACACTTGTTTACAAAAACAATAAAAAGTAAGTGTTATTATGCCGCAGGATGGTATGCAGTTACGCAAGGTAGTGAGAGTAAAGCAATTTTCTGCCCTAAATATATCTTTATCCAAAGATATGAGTACACGGGTCCATATAAAACTAAAGATGAGGCAGAAAATGTGCTAAATAGCATATGATTATAATAAATCGATTTATTGACAGAGTTTCAGCCAGTGAAGGGAAAACGGGAACAACCGTAATACTTCCCATGGAAGAAGCAAGAATGTTACGTGATGAAATCGCTAAACTACTGTCAGACAATTACGATTTATTAAACAAGAAAAAGGAATCCATTGACAATGCAGTTATACAAGTTGAAGTCAATGGTGGTAAATGGTCATGAGTAGAACACAACCTAAATTATTATTAGAGATTGTAGATAAAGTTACATATAAATGCGACCAAATCGTAGAGGCCGCAGGCATATGGGCAGTATTTTATGATAATCAACCAATCAATCTAAAATCACAGCACTATCAGGATCCTGACGCTACGCCTAAATATAAAAAGACTAGCTTCAGTAATCCTGGACATGCTAGAAATCTTTGTCGTAAACTCAACGCACAATTCAAAACAGATAAATTTACAGTTGTCTTTATGAATCAAGGCACTTGCGTTTATCCAGATGAGTGACAGAAAATCACTAAAGCAAATAATAACTGAAGCAGTAGCAAACGAACTGCCCGATGAGTTGCGTGAGGAACGTGATTCACCTGTAGATGGATTACTATTTAAATGGTGGCAGACAGGTAGACAGGATGGATTACGATTAACCGACTACGGTGATCTAGCATTCAGAATGGCTGAGATTGAATTCTATCAATACGACCTTGCTTCACGATCGGCCGATACATATCATGCATGGGTAATAGAACTCAACAAAAAAATCAAATGCCCCTATTACATGGGGGTAAATAAAGATGGAAAGAAAAGTAAACCATTCATTAGATTCTATGATAGCAAGATTGCCATGATGGTTAGTCTATATGGAAACGTGAATGAATACTTAGATTCAATAAAGGTAAGAAAATGACAGAGAAGAAAAGTTCTAATCCATTTATCAACATGGCTAATGAGGCTAAGAAGAATAGTCCTAGATTGCCAGACGCAAAAGCCGCAAAACAAAAAGTCCCTAAACCAAACAAAGGTTTTGGTGGCTCATCAGTAATTCGTAGAACTGGTCGTGGTGGTTAATAGCCCCAAAGACCTTCGTTACGCATACGTCGGATAGTATATAGGTATGTACTACATATAGCATAAGCTTTGACTTTTACCATAGTTAATAGACTACGATCATTTATCTCCGGTAAAAACATAACACTATTTGTGTTGATAGGTACAGTACCCGGAGTAATCAATTTACCATTGCTAGCAGTAGCATACGGCGGGGGCGGCGTAGATGCATCAAAATGAAAATAGTTTGGATATAATTTAGAAGGTTGTGTCGCAATCCAAGTTTGCATATCAGTGTTTTTAGCATTGATCCAAAATCTATTACCTTGTATGTACTTTTCAGTTACTTCAATTATAGGTTGATTGTTGCCCACATATAATTTATTATCTATTCTCCAAACATCAATTAAACAGGAAAAACCCTTTTGTTGGGCTTTGCTTATTTGCGGCGGAGTGTTGGCATCCTCATAGTTTGAACCATCATAGATTCCTTGATAAGATATATAGAACATACTATATTTATGTCAACGGAATTAATAGCTGCCGCGTTATATATATGTAGACGCTAAAATCTACTTCATTAACCATAAAGGAAACTTAAAATGAAATCAGTTGCAACACTTATCGCTACTTTGGTAGCAACAGCATCTTTCGCCGCAGAACCAGCTAAGGCTCCATCGGCACCGGCAGCTCCTGTAGCAGCCGCACCAGCCCCGGCAGCTCCTGCTAAAGCAGAAGCTCCCAAGACTGAAATGAAGTTGGCTAAGAAGAAAGAAGACAAGGCAGCTCCAAAAGCTGACGCACTTAAAGCAGATACTAAAAGTCAAGCTAAGCCTGCCGAAAAAGCCGAAGCTACTAAGAAGTAATACAATAAGACTTACATTAATCAGATTTCACGGAATCAATCCAATTGATGTTCTGATTGATGATGAGGACATATTAGTAAATTCTAGACGCATTGTTGGGAAGGTTGATAACCCTCCCGATGATGTTGAAGAGGAACTAAGTGATTATATAGAGTCTAGACTCAACCTTGCTAGGAATTTAGCAATGATGAAGTACAGACATAAATATCAGGATGAAGCTGTATTTTAAATTTAATATTCTACCTGAATTCATAATACATTCACGTGTGAATTCTGTAATAGAAGGTTATGGTTTGGATACGGTTTCTGACTGTCTAGACAAAACTCACTTTAAAAATTACCCATATAAAGTTGAACACAAATTCAATGACAGGGGATTTAGGGACGATGTTTGGCCTGTATCTAACTTAGATGAATGTATATGGTGTGTGGGAGATAGTTTCACAGTAGGCATAGGATCTCCTAGAGAACATACATGGACTTATCTATTACAAGAAAAAACAAAAATAAGAACAATTAATATTAGTATGGATGGTGCTAGCAACACATGGATTGCTCGAAAAGCATCAAGCGTTATTGAGTCTATCGTACCAAAAAATTTAATTATCCAATGGTCTTATATACATCGTAGAGAACTTTTTGATACTCGATTGTCAGATGAAAACCGAAGACTGTGGTATGATGAAGATTTATTTGACGGTGAAGACAACATTAATTTAACCCTAGATAATATAGCCCAAGTTGATACTCTTGCAAAAACTCGAGGAGTCAATGTTATTCATACATTTGTACCAGATTGTGTTCCTAAGTGGGATAGAGAATTATTTTATGACAAAGTGAGACAATTTAAGATAGGTATCGTTGATTATGATGTGTTAGATAAAGCAAGAGACGGGCATCATTACGATATAAAAACGGCAGACTTGTTGACCGATAACATTGTCAACTCGGGTCTATTAAATATATAATTATATTGCAGGCTACAAGCATATAAATAGTAGTGAAGTTACGAGTTCTTCATAAAAACTCAACACTTAAACACACACATAGGAGATATAAAATGTTTAACACAGCAACTTACGCCTTTATTGACGGCGTTTCAGATTTTAAAAAGAAAATCGTAGAACAAACAGTTCAACACGATGGCATTAAAACAGCATTAAACGGTTTTGTTGATGCACAATCAAAATATACTAAACAAGCCGCAGATGCAGGAATGCAATCTATGATGAGCTTGGGTATGATTTTCATGAGCAAAGAATATTATACTGGTTTAGCAGATCAATTCAAGACCCTAACACCATCATTCAACGCTACTAAGGCTAAGTAATATGATTAGTCTTTTATTAACAGTAGGTGTAATAGCCGGAATAGGCGTTGTATGTCCTTTGGTTATAAAAACAGATACATATGGATCTAGATTAGAGGAATATATTATCAGTAAGAATCCCAAGGATACTTCTGATGTAGAACGTCTAACCAGAGAATATGATTTATCAGCAAACAAGAGGTTCCTATGAACAAGATAAAACAATTTTTTACAAGTATACTTGAAGCCATCCAGTCTATCAAAGATTACAAAGCGGGTAGAATGAAATGAGATTCATTGATGACCTAATCATGCTACTCAAATGGGCTAAGGACGGTTGGGAAGTACATCCAATCATTACTGATGAATTCAAAGGTTGGATATGAATCAATGGCAACCAATGACTGACGAAGATTGGGAATGGGTTAATCATGGCACATTACCAAAACCTGTTGACATTCCAGTCAAAACACAATACAATTAACACACATACACTTTTTTAAGGAAATAAAATGACAGATTACATACCAAAACTGCCAGAAGTTAAATTCAATAAAAATGGCTACGAAATTCGTACCGATATTTTATCAATGGCTAAGGACCTAGTAGGGCAAGAATATCATGCTAAGTATATGGGCTGGGAAGTCAGTGCTGAACGTGATGAGAAGACCGGACAAATTGTTAACAAAGTAAACATGCCAGAATTTCCAGGACTAGATAAGATCCTTGAAACCGCTGAAAAGATGTATGGCTTTGTAAATCAAGGTACAAGTAAGAAGTAATTCTTTATGTGAGGGCTCTTTTTAGAGCCTTCCTTTACGGATATAAATATCTACATGAATGTATTAATATTAACTCCCGATCGTGTAGGTAGCACTCTACTACAACGCCTGATAACTGTTTACATGAATGCACATGAATATGACAAACCAGTTATTAATTTGCATGAACTCACTAATGGTATAGATTTATATTACAGTGATGTATATAACAGAGAAGTATTAGGTAAGCCTAGAAATGGCAAAGAATGGGGATACTACCAATCATTGGAAGAAGTAGTAAACAACTTATCAAAAGCTGACCACTATAAAACAGCTAGACTTGCATTATACCATTTAAATAACAGAAATGATAGTACCGAAGATAAAACTCAATTTTATAATTATATTAATGATAATTTTTATATAATATCCGCACGTAGGAATAATCTATTTGAACACGCTATCAGCTGGGGCATTGTTACTGCTAGTAAAAAATTAAATGTGTATACTCATGCTGAAAAAATAGATACCTTCTATAACATATACAAAAATGGCATAACTATTAATGAGACAACATTGAAAAATTATTTGTATAGTTACAAAGAATATCTTAAATGGTCTGATACTCATTTTAGAGTAGCAAGTTATTTTGACTATGAAAAAGACTTAAAAGATATTGAAAAATATATATTGAATTTAGATATATTCCCTAATAAAGAAAAGAAAACATGGAATGATATATTCAATATTGAGTGGAAAGACTGGAATAAATGCCATAAACTAATTAGTGATGTTGGTTCAATGGATCCCAAGTTATTAGAGTATGCCGGTCCTAAAACTCCTAGCACAGAGTTAGTATTAGATAAACTTAAAAACAATTTAAGTTTATTAGATCAAGATTATTTATTAGAACATAGTAAAAAATATATTGCCGCACACAAAGGTATAGGTCAATTAGTACGCAATGGTACATTAGTTACCGGCATACCAATTAAATTACAAACTATGGCTGAAAAGAAAAAAGTAATCAAGAACTTTGATGAATGTATTGAAGTATATAATAAATGGGTTGATGAAAATAATTTGGGTATTAAATATACCAATGACGAGTTAAAGCAAATTGCCAACGAAGAAGTAAAAAATTGGTACAACGAAGTGCCAAAAAACTTATTACTAGAATAATTTATTGACTACCTATTCCTAGCATAATTACTAATATACAACTTTATTAAAGGAAACCAAATGTCAGAAAAAACAGAACCATTAACATTATCAATGAGCCAAGCTGATTTAAGTGTTATTGCAAGCGCAATGGAAAAAAATGTCACTGGATTACAGGAAGAATTTTCTACATTAGAAAAAAGAGCCATTATAATCAAACAAGAGATTGACCGTCAGGTAGCTATGCTTTCTATAATGAAATTGAAACTAGCAGAGTAATACTCAAGTATTACATTTTTAGCCCCTCTTTTGGGGCGATCCCACACCCAAAATTTGACAATAAATGGACATTGTGCTATAATAGAATCTTAAACAGTAAAGAAAAGGAAACGAAATGTCAGCACTTACAGAATACACATTGGAAATCTACAAAATAGACAAGCGTACCAAAGAGGGTAAGCGACTGGTTGCAAAACAAGATTTTGCTCCTAGTACTAAAGACTACATTTCTTGTGTAGCCGAAGGTAAGCGTAAGTTGGGTTTAGTTGTTGAAGTGTTTGAGACCTTTGTTACCCGCAAAAACTTGATGGGTGGCAAGTCATTCCAAGAACGCTATGACACTCCTTACTATTGCTCACCCTCAAGCGAATCGTACTGGTCAATGTAAAGGTTGACAATAAATGGATTTGGGTGTATAATACTTGTATTGACTTAACTAAAGGACTAAAAATGACTAAGAAAATCTCTATCAAAGTATTCGGTGATCCCGGACACGCTTGGGCACGTTTCCCCAAAGCTAAGTTGGTTAGTCTTGGTATCGCTGATAAGATCACTCCTTACAGTTACCAAAATGGTACTAATGCTTTCCTTGAGGAAGACTGTGATTTGTCAACACTGATGGCAGTTCTTAAGGCCAAAGGTTATGAAGTAAAATTTAATGAGAGTTTTACCAACAAACAAAGCAAAATCCGCGGTTATTGCTCATACAAAATTTGACAATAAATGGGCATTGTGCTATAATTCATTTATGAAATCAAAAATCTTTATTAATCAACGTGACAATGACAAGTATTTCAAACAGAAAATGCCTACATGGCGCAATGGTTTCTGTGAAATAGTCCGTAATGTCACGATTGAAAAGGACCCGCACGACATTTACCTAGACGGTGAGTGGGGTTACATTACGGTCTATGGCCGTAAGATTTATGTCACACGGGCCGGCACTGAATTTGCATTTGAAATTCGTGGCTAAAAGGTTGACAATAAATGGTTTTGGGTGTATAATAGAATCTTAAACAGTTAAACAACAGGAGTTAAAAATGTCAGCATTAAACACATATCTGGTACGTAAGAACGCATACGCTACAATCTTTGGTGCTAAAGCACTTACTTTAGACAATGCTACTGACCGTCAGAAGATTGCCGATAGTATTGATTCAGATTTGAGTCCCGAGAATCTTACATGCGACGGCGAGTTGCCCCGTAGTTTGGTTCAGAAACGTTATAAGGAATTGACAAAGGCGGCACGTGAATTGCAAAAGTTGGACCCATCTGTTAAGTTTTACGAATTTGTTTAAGGAGTAGACATGGCTCGCTATCAGAAACCCGTTCTTAATCTTGTGGCCGACAACGTGTGGGGTGCGGCATGTCAGGCACAACGATTCAATGGCAGTTATGTTAAGTTGAGTGTTTTGACTGAAGAAGACAAATCCTCTAACAAACTATCCAATAGTCAACTGATAGAAACTTTCATGGTTGATTCTAGTTTGATTACTGAAGAAGACATGGCACAAGGCAAAAAAGTTCGTGCTTTTTATCAAGCATTCACTTTCAAAATCTTGCAAGGCAAACACCTAAATGATTTTGACAATACTGCAATGGTGATTGCCAATCGTGATGTTATCACTAGCAATTATGATGTTGCGGTTATCGCTAGTTTGCCTAGTTGCTATGAACGTGGTGTTAAGCGTCAATCAGTAGACCGGCGTATTAACTTTGCACGTGGTGGCTTTATAGGTTCTCTTGGTAAGAAGGTTTCAACAAGTGTTGAAGTATTGAGGTCAGTGTACTCACAAACTTACAATGTAAATTTTGTAACCGGTATCAATAGTGATGACCAAGTTGTATTCTTTGCTTACAAGAAAGAATTGGAAGCAGGAAAGATGTACGACATTTACGGCAATGTGAAAGCACACCGTGATACTACAACCCAACTTAATCGTGTAAAGGTGATTGCATGAATACAGAATTGATTCAGAAATTAGAGTCGCAATGTATCGTCCGTGAAATGCGAGGTACTAATGCGTTTGATAATTATATGGTTGATCGGTTCGATACTGAAAAGTTTGCAGAACTGATTGTTAAAGAATGTGACCGATATGCACGTAGTGCATGGGAACATGGCCCGTTGTTAGGTAGAGATTTACTAATCCATTTTGGAGTTGAGGAGATGAATGATGAATAAAGATATGCAAATTTTGTTTAAGCAAGCAGGTGGTTATATTGAAACTGATGAAGAGGGTAATATTTTTACCTATGCACATGATTTTGATCCTGAACAATTTGCCCGATCACTAGTTATGGAGTGCTATCAGACATTAATCAATCATGGTTATACGGATGCGGCACATGTGTTAGAAACAGAGTTTGCTGAAGAATGGCAAAAATATGAATTTCCGGAGATTTGAAATGACAAATTTATTAGTGGGTTTTATTCTTGGTATTGTTGTCTCAACGGTAGGCTTTAGTGGTATCGCTAAGATGGCTGACAGAGGCGTGGACAAGGTTAAAGAAGTAACCATCGAACAAGCCAAGTGAAATTTAAACGCAAACAACTGGAGGATAAAATGGGTCTAGATATGTATGCTTATGTTGCCGGCCGAAAAGGTCAACAAAGTGAATATTATGAAACTGCTGAGTTTGACAAAACCATGAATGAGTTTGTAAGCAATACGGTGAATAAACCATATGAGATTGCTTATTGGCGTAAACATCCTAATCTACATGGTTGGATGGAACGTCTTTGGGAGCGCAAAGGAAAACCCGGTGCAGGAGAAACTGAAACATTCAATGGCATTGAGTTAGAACTAAACTGGGATGACTTGGATGAGCTTGAACGAGCAGTACGACACGGTCAACTTCCAGACACACAGGGTTTCTTCTTTGGGAATCCTGCAGACAGTCATTACTATGAGCAAGACCTTGAGTTTGTAAACAACGCTAAGGCAGAAGTGTTCTTAGGATTGAAAGTATTTTACAACAGTAGCTGGTGATGTATATCACAAATAAATACGATTCAGTTAGGTTGCCATATAGCGAAGAAATGTTAGAATGGTTATTGGCAACTTATCCTAAATCACAATATAGAGTAGTAGAAGATGAATGAAAATATCAAAGCAGGTGCAGATATTCACGCCGGTGACGGTGGATACAGTTTAGGCACACAAGAAAAGCATGACGAGTTTGTCAAAGGTCGTAATCAATCATTAGGTAAGATGCGAATTCGAGAATTAATGACGCAAGCTGGTACTGACACTAGCGGTAAGTGGATGGGTATTGAACATGCTGAAAAGTTCGCCGAGTTGATTGTTAGGGAATGTGCCAATCATTGTGATTTACTATTAGATCATAAGATTAGTTCAGAATGGTCAAGAGGAACACACGATTGTTCCAGAGCGATTAAACAACATTTCGGAGTTAAAGAATGAACGAACGAATTTTAGAATTAGCAAGACAAGTATGGCCTGATCCTAATACCAGCCATGTCAATCACAAAAAGTTCGCCGAGTTGATTGTTAGGGAATGTATGGACACGGTGGCTAATTGTAAAGGTACAACCAAATTTGACCATTGGAATACAATCAAAGAACATTTCGGAGTTGAAGAATGAACGAACGAATTCGACAACTTGCTGAACAAGTGGATAAAGAGTTCAATAGTCCTTATGACAGGCACAAAGCAATTGAGAAGTTTGCTTTGTTAATTGTGAAAGAATGTCAGAAATTAAATTCAAAAGAATTGTCAATCACGGCCATTGAACGGTTGCTACCATTGTATAAAGAACATTTCGGAGTTGAAGAATGATTCCATGGTATAAGAAATTATTGCTTATGATTATAGCACCTTTTATTATTGGTGCTTGGTGTGTAATGAATCCCCGTAAAGTATGGGTACAGGCTAAAAAAGATTTTGGAGTTAAAGAATGAGTGCAAGTTGGATTAATAAATTAAATGAATCAGATAGCCGTCTTCATAAGGAAGATATTATCAAACAAGCATTAGAGGCAAGTGTCCTCGGTAGCATTAATAGTCAAGTGTTTTTAGGCTTTCTCAAAGCCTGTTACAATCCCTACGTAACATTTGGTGTCAAACAGATTCCTGACACAGTTGGTATTGTTGATGCAGAAAATCCCTGGACTGAATTCAATGAATTAATGGTGCAACTTAGTCACCGTAGGTTGACAGGTCATGCCGCACGTGATGCTATTCAAAGTACGGCTGAACGATTTGATAGTGATGAATGGAATACATTCTTAGCACCTATATTGCGTAGGGACTTACGTGCAGGTATCAGTGATAAAACAATCAACAAAATTTGTAAGGGCACTGACTACGAGATTCCAATCTTTGGTTGCCAACTAGCAACTAACAGTGAAGGTCGTCCTGAGATGAAGGGTACGAAACGTCTTGAGCCTAAGTTGGATGGTGTTCGTGCATTGTTCACTGTTATCCCCAGTGACTTTGATATCACTGTAGTTTGCTACAGTCGCAACGGTAAAGTGTTTGAGAACTTTGGTCACATCGAAAATCAGATTCACGACAATTGGACCAAGATGGTTCGTGCGTGTAATGGTGTAGACCAAGGTCGTAGTCTCGTTGATGGTTTTGTACTTGACGGTGAAGTGATTGGACATAGTTTCCAAGAACTTATGCGACAAGCACGCCGAAAAACTGACGCACAGGCAGAGGATAGTGTATTAAACATCTTTGACATTATCCCTCTCGCAGACTTCCGTCGAGGTCATTGGAACGCACAATTGCGTAAGCGTATTGCTTTGCTTGATAGTATGCGCCCAGTTGTTGATACAATGCCCAATGTTGAACTACTGCCACACATCATGGTTGACTTAGATACAGCCGCAGGTAAGGATCAACTTGAGCGTTATGCTAAGGACAACGTTAATGCAGGATTTGAAGGCATTATGATTAAAGAATTAGAAGCCCCATATCAGTGCAAGCGTAGCACTGATTGGATGAAGTGGAAGCCCACTATTACTGTAGACTTAGAGGTTGTAGGTGTTGAAGAAGGTACTGGACGTAATCTTGGACGCTTGGGAGCACTTGTTTGTGCAGGTGTAGATGATGGGAAAGAAATTTCAGTCAATGTTGGTAGTGGCTTTAGTGACGGTGATAGAGATGATTACTGGAATAATCGCAATCTGGTCATTGGCAGAACTTGTGAGGTACTGTGTGATGTGATTACACAAAACCAAGATGGTACATACAGTTTGCGCTTTCCACGCTTTGTTAGATTCCGTGATGACAAATAAATACATGTATGATAATAGAACCTGTATGCCATAAATTGTTTCAAGTAACTGATATATTACCTGAATCAGCATGTGAAGAAATTAAAAATCTTAATTGGTTAAATTTACCGGCTGAAAGTCCTCCCTTACAAGAACTGATGATACGTAAAAGAATCAAAGATGAAGAAATTCCAACTTTAGTTAAAATAAATCAATTACTTGAAAAGCATGGAAAGGAAATAGGCAAACTGCTAAATCTTAAGTTTAATCACATACGCACACTTTGGTGGTTAGACTTACCCGGATTTACATCGGGTATTCATATTGATAGTACAGGTTGCCCTGCATTGCAAGCATATTGGATCGGTCCTAGTAGTGAGTATGGTACACATTTTTATACTACCGGAGATTACATTCCCAAACCTGCTAATTTAATTAAAGGTTTTGACTTTATTCCAAACACCGGCTATTTAAATGATTTAGCAGGGTCTGATTCTGAAAAAATATATCACGGGATGTTAAATCCTGTACCCGAAAATACTTTCAGAATATCTTCCTATACTCAGTTTTGGACTGAGTAATTTTACCAATTTAATTTACAACAAGTTATATTGATGTTACAATCGTAGCATCATAAACTAATTACGGAGAACATAATGGTAACAATCGTTAAACATGAGTGGCATCAACATGATAGACAATATGCAATTGAAATTGATGAAACACTATTAAGTGAAATCTATTCTGACTTAGATGAAGATGAGATTAAACAAAAACTCGCAGAAATTGAATCCGGTGAACTCGACTACGAAGAAGTTTTTAGCGATGCCAGCGAAAATGATGTTGACATTGAATGGGAATTTCAATATGATGATTGTTGGACTGACCGTAAGGGTGGGTATGATGTTACCTACGAACTAGGTGATGAAGACAGTTGGCACAGTGAACCTGAATCTGATCCGCCAACGCACAAGTGTACCAACTGTAAATTTGAGGGTACCGAGTATGAGGGACAGTGGACATGGGAAGACAAAGACGGAAATGAATTAGATATAGCAAAGTATGTGTGCAAATATTGCGAGAGCGACTTGGCATTGACTGAGTTTGGTATTCAGAAAAAGAAAGAATCTGACGAACGTTCTGCACGTTGGGACACTGAAGCTAGCAATGAAGAAGACGAACTAGTTGATGCTGTTGAATTAGAGGAAGCATTAGAAGAACTTAAAACAGAATTTGAAAAATTGTCAACAGAAGATAAAATTCCTGCAAAGTGGCCCTTTGATAATCTTGTTCTCAAAGAGGATGAAGAAGAAGATTTATTGAAAGAAGTTTATCCAGAAGATACTTACACAATTCGTATCTGGGGTCGTACACGTGAGATTGGCGTTCACAAGATTAAGAAAGCACAATACGAATACTGGAGTGATGAAGACCACGAAAGTGATTTAAGTGATGCACTCAATGAGAATTATGATTACGAAGAAAATGGTACTCCCAAAGCGGCACAGTTTGATTTACCTTACTATGAGTACCAAGACAAACATTCATTCTGGGGCTTTGATCAAGATGATACTCATATGACTATCACTAATAGTGAAGGTGAAGAAATCTATGAAGGTGACTTAGAATCATTCTTTAGTGAAGCACACGGTGAAGAAGATAGTCGTTGGGAAACATCAGAAGAACTTGAAGAACTCTATCCAGAACATCTAGGTAAGGGTTACTGGTTGATGTGGACTCAAGGTGGTAAGGGCAGTTGTATTCAAACAAGTATTGAAGGTGTGTTCGAACCCAAGAAACTTAAAGCACTTAACTGGGATGTTCAAGGTACAAGCGTTGTTACCCGATTAGTATATGACGGTGATGAACTTGATGACGAGGGCATGGATAGTGAACATGACAACTGGCGAGGTCAGTGGTCGCAGTTTGATGTATATCATAACAAGAAATAATCATGGCATATAAAACAATTTACACAGAGGTTGAAGTTGATGTTGACTTGTCAGAGTTTGACGATAGTGAATTGATTGACGAACTAGAATCACGCGGTATAAGTCAAGTGAGTAATCCATCAGACATTAAAAATTTACTAGAAGCAATTTGGTTGAAACGCCGTAATGGCAATACTGATTATCAAAATGAGTTAGAACAACTGATTTGGATGGGACTTGGTAAAGTTTTATGATGACAGAAGAAATGCAACGATGTGTGGGTAAAACTTACACATTTGAAGATGGCAATAGCATTACTGTTATACAAATCAAACGCCGTGATGAAGAACAACACTGGGTCACGTATTCTGTAAATACTGGTCCGGGTGTTCCTGCTAAATTTGTTTTAGAGTGGGAACAGTTTAAAGAACACTATATTCACCTGTTTCCATAATATGTAGATTAATAGGTTATAATTCAACTAAATATTAGATGCGCTTAAAATTTCTATCCTTCTCAAATCTCACTCTATTAGTAGCACTCTGTCTTAGTTCAGTGGCTGCCTGGTATAGTATCATCGGCTTAACCGCTATCTTTGCAGGTGCGGTTATCCCTGTTATCATTATGGGTACTATCCTCGAGATAGGAAAGATTACCACAACTGTTTGGCTACGCAAGTACTGGGGTCGTTGTGGGTTCTTGCTTAAACTATACCTAGTACCTGCTGTGATTGCACTAGCATTATTAACTTCTATGGGCATCTTTGGTTTCTTGTCAAAAGCACACATGGAACAAGGCATGATATCAGGTGATGTGCAAAGTAAAATTGCAATATATGATGAAAAAATCAAAACCGAAAAAGAGAATATTGAAGCAAACCGTAAGGCGCTTAAACAGATGGATGAGGGAGTGGATCAAGTATTGGGACGCTCAACAACAGAAACGGGTGCTGAAAAAGCTGTGGCTATGCGAAAAACCCAGCAGAAAGAACGTGCTAGACTTCAAAATGAAATACTACAGTCGCAAAAGTCTATCGCGGGACTTAGTGATGCACGTGCGCCTATTGCCGCCGAGGTACGTAAAGTTGAAGCAGAAGTTGGGCCAATTAAGTATATCGCGGCGTTAATCTACGGAGACAATGCTGACCAAAATATGTTGGAAGCGGCAGTACGTTGGGTTATTATACTATTGGTTATTGTATTTGATCCTCTTGCTATTGCATTAGTGTTAGCAGCCAACGCAAGTAAAGAATGGGATGAGGAGGGTGACAGCCCTCTAGGGGATAAAACACCATTGACCCCCGCTGTCACAGAACCTGCATATGAGCCTGATGATGGTCCTATTAACGAAGAAGCATTAGAGGCACTACGTGAACGTGCAAAAGAAGAACTACCGAGCGGTAAAATAATTACTAAATCAGAGTTATTCCCGTCAGACCCTACTATAAATTGTTACAAATGTGGTACTGAATTAATAAATGCTCCTGGTATAGGTCTTTTCTGTCCTAATAAAAAATGTGAGGTGTTAGATAGCGTAGACAATTCTAATATAACATGGGAATATATCTCACCTGCATCAGTGAACGTTGAACCAGAAAAGTCTATATTAGAACAACATCCATACTTAACTAAAGGTTTTGACCATTTTGAAAATTTAAAGCCAATGGTATATAAACCAGAAGCAGAAGCCGAACCAACCGCAGATACTGAAACTAAAATTGATGACGTAACTAGCATGGAAGTAAAACAAGATTTACCCTTTACTGAATTACCGGGTGGATATGTATCATATGAGGGCAAACATATACAGCGAGATGCTTTATTCAGTCAGCATCCAGAATTTTTAAAATTATCGGCTGATGCAAGCCAACCAGTTAATAGTAGTTTTGGAACTAAGTTCCCTGACATTGCTAATAAAGGTGATGTCTTTACCAGAGTAGATGTATTGCCTAATAAAGTATTTAAATATGATAGCAGAAATTGGATTGAGATTAGTAAAGAAACATCCAACACATACCTTTACAATACCAAATACCTTGATTACCTTGTGGAAATGATTGGTAAAGGTGAATATGATCCTGAATTACTATCAGACAATGAACGTGCTCAAATTGAAGACCATATTAAACTCAACAAACTTAACCAAAGTCATTGACAACTAGTTACATTTAGTGTATAATAACTCTATCTGTAACTACAAACGGAGTATATATGAAACTCAAACTTTTAGCAATCTCAGTAGCACTAGTGTTAGCTGGGTGTTCATCAACTAGCAAAAATGCAAGTGTAGAGTCTGCGCCCATTACTGCTATAAATTCACAAAAACTTACCTCTAGTTTTAAACGACAAGGCATCAAAATTGAATGGTCTTGTTCATGGGGTACAGGCATGTTTGGGTTGACTGATGCACTATGCGTCAAGGGTGAAATTCAATCTATTGAAGTAACTGGATATGCAAATAGCTTTGGCAATAGTGAAGCATTGCGTGAACGAGCATTTATTGCCGCAGAGATGGATGCCAAAGCACGATTGATTCGGTTTATGAATGAGGGCGTTGGCTCTAATAATTTTGCTAATACTGTCACAAAGAACGTGGAAAAAGCACAAGACCGCATTAAGAATCGTATTAGTGCTGATGAAGCAGTTGAAATGAGCGATACTGATGCAGGCAAAGACACAAACTTTGCTGTACGTGAAAATACAAACGAGGTTGTTCGTACATTAAGTGAGAGCATTCGTAACAACGCTGAAGGTAAACTACGCGGTGCTTTGCTTAAAGATGCTGAAATTGTAGATAGACAAACTGTTAAGGCAGTTATTCGTTGGGATCATAATACTGAACGTGCCGCGATGTATATGCGTAAGCGTTTTGGTAACTGATGAAATACCTAGTAGTACTACTAAGTTTTATTTGCAATATTGTTTTAGCACAGCCAATTCGTGTAGAAGGTATTGGTAGTACACTACAACAGGCTAAAGATAACGCATTTAAAACTGCGGTAGAATTGCAAATCGGTTTTGTTCTAGTCAATGAACTAGAATCAAAAGACAACAATCTTATACGCAATTACATTATAAATTATAGTGCGGGATATGTTGATAGTTATAAAATTATCACCACAAACTCATATGATGATAAGGTAATTATCATTGTTGATGTTTTGGTATCATCTAGTAAAATTGCAAATAGAATTTTAGGTACTAGTACTAATCCTAAACTGTTTGACAATCAAACACAAAATACACGATATGAAACTTATATCCAATCAAAGATCAACGGAGATAAGTTGTTACACAGTGTACTAAATGATTATCCACGTAAGGCATTTATAGTACAACAAGGTCAACATAAGTTTGGTGTAGATACAAATCGTAATCCTTTTATTGAAATAGGATTTGTATTTCATTGGAATTATAATTATATTGAATCATTAAATGAAGCACTATCTTTGTTAGAAGATGGTAGTAACGGATTGTTTAAAACAAGCCCGGGCAATGTGATAGTTATGGCCAAAGATCCAAAAGATTATGTCTTTGGAAAAAAGAATCATTATAAATTTAATGATGTATTGACAATGCATACCATTATTGATAGATTTAACAATCACATGCCTAATATACAATTGGTCATATACAATCAGAATAATACAGTTTTTTATAAACAATGCTACACACCAGAGTCATTTACAGGTAGAAAGCCTGGATTATATTCTATAGGGGATACCCTTATACTCTATGGTAATCAAACAGAAAACAATATAATAAGAATTCATCTATCAAACATCGGGGATGCATTGAAATTTATAGAACGAATTGGACTTAGTGTTGCCGATCACGAAAGTTGTAAGTGAATAATAAAACAGATAAGTAAAACTATGTCAACAGAAACAAAACTAAACCATTGCACATTTTGTGGTGCCCATAAAGAAAAAGTTAAAAAACTCATTGTCAGTGAAGAGGTGGCAATTTGCAGTGATTGCGTAGACCTATGCAATAAATTGATGATGGATGATAGCCATGAAAAAATAGAACCAACGGAACACAATGTATCCTACGATCCAGAGTCTATCAAAGAATTTTTAGACCAACACATCATAGGACAAGATAGTGCTAAGGGTGTGTTAAGTGTAGCAATTGCTAACCACTATAAACGAATCAACAAGCCACCAAAAGATTTAGAAATCTCTAAGGGTAATGTTTTGTTAGTAGGACCCACTGGATCAGGTAAAACATTGCTTGCTAAAACAGTAGCAAAATACTTAGAAGTCCCCTTTATTATAGCAGATGCTACAAGTATTACTGAAGCAGGTTATGTAGGTGATGATGTTGAATCAATGATTAGTATGCTAGTCAATGCCGCCGGCGGCGATCCTAGACTAGCAGAACGCGGTATTGTGTTTGTTGATGAGATTGACAAGATTGCTCGCAGAGGTGAGTCAGCAAGTGTTACACGTGATGTATCCGGTGAGGGTGTGCAACAAGCATTACTTAAATTAGTTGAAGGTACTATATGTCGTATTCCAGCAAGTGGTGGACGCAAACACCCCGGTGGTGATATGCTTGAGATTAATACAAAAGACATTCTGTTTATTGCAGGTGGTGCGTTTGTAGGATTAAAAGAAATTATCAACAACCGCGAGAATGGAACAAGTATTGGCTTTGGTGCAGAGATTAAAGATAATCGCAAAGAGTCAGAATTGACAAATGTGTCGCCTGATGACTTAGTTAAATTTGGAATGATTCCTGAGTTTATTGGTCGTTTTACTACTACAGTAAGTGTGAGTGATTTAAATAAAGAAGAATTGATTAAGGTTCTTAAGGAAGTTAAGAACAACTATATCGACCAATACAAATATTTGCTCAGTTTAGACAACATTGCAATAGACTTTAATGAAGATGCATTGGATCAACTAGCAGAGAATTGCTTAAAATTAAAGACAGGTGCTCGTGGATTACATACTGAAATTGAACGCACATTAATGCCACATATGTTTAACACTAAAAAGTACCGTGAAAACAATGTTACCGAGATAAATATAGACAGAGATTTAGTTTTGGAGCCAAAATCATTAGCATGAGTGGAAGAAAAGTATTAGTGCAAGACGGCAACACAGAAAAAGCATTACGGAAATTCAAAAAGAAGATTACTGATTCTGGGTTACTGCAGGAAGTTAGGGATAGACAAGAATTTGTCAAGCCCACTATCCGTCGTAAACTTGCAAAAAGTCAGGCAAAAAGACGCTGGCAGAAATACTTGCGTGACCAGAGTCTTCCTAAGAAAGAATTTTAAGTTCCAAAATAGTAGATTTTTTACGTGTTTTTAGTTATAATAAATACGTGTGTAGATGCTCATGGTGAGGTCTACTTATACAGTCATCTTGCTTAATAGGAGAAAAATATGACAAAAACTTTAACCCTTCGTTCCCTCGACATTCCACAACTTCACAAATTTGGCATCGGTTTTGATAACATGTTTGATGAAATTTTACGTGTGAATGCACAACAATCCAACAACAACTATCCACCATATAACATCGTTCAAATTAATGAAGATGAATATACGATTAGTATTGCTGTTGCAGGCTTCAGCCAAGACGAGCTATCTATTACTAAAGAGAAAAATATCTTAGTAATTGAGGGCAAACATGCTGATACTATTGAGGAAGAAGAAATTAACTATCTACATAAAGGTATTAGCGAACGCAATTTCCGTCGTGAGTTTCGACTTGCCGAACATGTGGTGGGAATCTATTCTACATTAGAATTGGGTATTCTAAACATTCATTTAAAACGTGAGGTTCCTGAAGAACAAAAACCCATGACTATTGCTATTAATTACATTAAGTAATATAATAGAAGTTAGTTAAATACAAGTGTGCGGGGTAACTCGCACACATTTAAAAAAGAAAAATTATGTCCAAATCAGATACAAAAGTCAAGATTAAACCAATAGTTAACTTGGTAGAACCTCCTCTTTATAAAATCATTTATATCAATGACACGGTTACAAGCATGAACTTTGTGGTTAACAGCCTGATTGGCTATTTTAATTACAATGAAGATACAGCTACTTCATTGACTCACAATATACATAACGAGGGTAGTGCAGTCGTTGCAGTTCTTCCATATGAAATTGCTGAACAAAAGGGAATTGAGGTTACACTAGATGCACGAAGCCAAGGATTTCCACTACAAGTCAAAGTAGAAGCAGAGGCTTAAACCTCTATATCTATTCGTTTGGGCCAATAAGGTTCTTTACCAAAACAAGAATTGTTGACATAATTAATATTATCTATTGTTGTGTCAACACTCTTATCATAACTCCCGTATACCCAATTACTTACTTTGCTTTCAGTATCGCTAAGTAGTGTATCTTTTAGCGCAAAATATTCTGTTATATTATGCGGTTCTTCTCCAAAAAATAATTCTGGACTTGGGGCTGAATGTGTTACTACTAAAATCTTTTTCACATCCAAATGTAGTTGAAGTTTTGCTAAACTAAGTCCTAAATACTGAATATCTTCTAGGTGCTGGGCATGTAGATGCATTTTTTCTAAGTCTGAAGTTAATTCTATCTTATTTACATACCATCCATTACAACCTAGTATTGCAACACCATTAATGATAACCACATATTTATGCAGGAAAGAAACTTTAGGGATAGTTTTGCACAATCTAGTTAATTCATCATTTCGGTGTTTTACAAAGTGCATAGATTCGTATTCAGACGATCCTGCAATGTAGAACACACCTTGATAGAATCTACTAAGATGAAGTAGCGTTTGATGTATGATCCTCAATTCGTTGCTGATATTGCCGGCTATCACTAGATATAAACTGGTAGCCTTACCTTCCCAATCAAAGTGGTCCTCAGCGTCCAAATTAAGGTCGCTGATTACATCAAACCCTATATTCATTAAGCTTGTGGCTTAGCTTTTGGCTTAGCCGGAGCTTTTGCTTTAGCCGGAGCTTTTGCTTTAGCCGGAGCTTTTGCTTTAGCTGAAGTTTTTGTAGCTATTGTGGCTTCTGTTCCCAATGGGATCACTTCTACTACAGGAGCAACTTCTTCCACTTTTACAGGCTCAGCGACTACGGGTGTTGTTGAAACAGGTAATTCAACTTTGTACGGAACTTCTTCAATTGTTGATTCTGCTTGTTTACGTTTTTGATTAACGCTATAGATCCAATAACCTACTAAACCTAAAATGATTGCTACTAAAATAATTTCCATTTTTATCTCCTAAACATATATTTAATCGGGTAAGATACCTAAAGTTTTTTTCCTGAAAAGTGTGTAGTTTCCATAATAACAATGTATCATAAATACATGATGTTCAGAACCACTACTATCGCCAATCTTATGCTTGAGGAATTGCCACCAATTACCTATCAAAAACGGCTTTATTATAGGACCGATCATGGTGAGGTAGTAGTATTATACAAGATGTTAAATAAATTAATTTTCAACAATAAATTAATAATGCCCGAGATTGAAGTAATGCCTCGTTGTAGAAAGTATTGGGGAATGTGTTTTGCAACCATAAACATGCCCACCAAGACTGAGAGTTTTTGCAAGATCAGGTTGATGGATAAATGGTATTGCAAACAATGGCTCATCACAGTGTTAGCACATGAAATGTGTCATCAATATCAATGGGATGTACAAGGGGTGCAAAGACTTAATGAGGGTAAACAACCTATTATGAGTCATGGCCCTAGTTTCTTTGTGTTTAGAGATAAGTTAGCAAAGCATGGTATTTCACTAAAAAGCGCACATAGTCGTAGACGCTGGTTCAAACATCAAAACTTATTTAAGTGTTAATTCTGATAAATACTATATAGGTATATATTATGAGAGCACACCAATTTTTAACTGAAGCACCACTTACCCCCGGAAGTTTGTTTGACCCCCGTCACTTAAAGTGGAGACCACAAAACTTTCTTAAAAAGTTAGAAGCAGGTACGCCATTTGTTGACAAAGATGGTGTTAAGTATTATCCGGACGATGGAGAATTTTCAAGAATTACTCCTATTGTTACTCAAACACTAAAACAACTTGCAACACAACCCAACGCACCTTTACCAAGCATTGTAATCAATACTACTGATGCAGGACCGGTGCCAGTAAGTAAATTTCAAAAGGCTGACTTAGAAACAGAAAAGGGTAAAAAGTCAAGTGAGGTTAATGTTCAACCATTGGGCATTGGCATTGCGGCTGATCCTATCAACAAACCGGGTACAAAGCCAAAAGACAAAATAACAATGACAACTGACGAAGAAATTAAAACTGCGTTGGACAAACATCAAGAAATTAAAGCAGGTAACTTGTATGATGTTATCATGTCAAATAAAACACTTGACTCTGCAGGTTTATTAGGCAAAGCAATTAAACAGGCTGCAACTGAAATGAATAATAGCCAAGTACCTGTTATTAAACAATACGATGAAGCTATGCAAAGAAAGATTGCTATTGATGCCGGTGAGTATTTAGGTGTGCTGGCAATGGTTAAAGATGTTGCTGAATTCCCTAAGAAGGCCGCCTTCTTAAATTTTTTGCGCTCACCTGATTTTGGTAATTTATCTCTTATTTTCCCCGGTGAACAGAATTCACCACTAGGCGATAGTTACGGAGTTCAAAATGCAGAAACTGGCCACAACATTATTATCAGTAGTAAAGGTGGTAAAGGTAGTACTGCTTCAGGTGCGGCACCTAGTCTAGGTGGATTGCGTACATCTGTTGACAAGCGTAAAACAAAAATTAAAAAAGGCAATGCACTTGATTTCATAAATCACATTATTCAAGTTAGCCCAACATCGGCACAAGGTTTTGCTGGTATGAATTGGATTGCAAATAATTATCCAGAAGCTGTACCAGAAAAGTATAGAAAATTAATTCCCTTTTACAGTGAAGATATTAAGGCAGTTTTGAAAAATATTCGTACTAAGAATGCAGAACCAATGCCCAAAAAATTCTTACCATTAATACAAGCACCAAGTATCCAAGCAAGTAAAGGTACTGATGGTGGTAAATTGGTATATGTAGTAACCAAAGATTTGGTAGACGCTATTAATACCGGTATCATTAAAAACTTTAGAACAACTGTATTAGAATTACTAGATGAAAACTTTGTACAAATATTCTCACGCATTGTAGGTGGCAAACTAACTACCAAGGTATTGTGGCCTGGTAAAGTAGACGGCAATGTAGTATTACATACAAAAATTGCACCCGGTGAACCCGGTAAAGCTGGCTTGAGTTTTAAGGTTACCGATTAATACCAAAATCATTTGACTTCAACACAGACTTCTGATATAATAGTGTAAACATTTTTATAAAGGAAGTTTATGAGTCTAGTCCCAATGGTAATCGAGCAAACCGCTAAAGGTGAGCGTAGTTACGATATATACAGCCGTCTATTGCGCGACCGTGTTATTTTGCTAGAAGGCGAAGTACATGATCAAATGGCCAATCTTATTGTTGCCCAACTCTTGTTCTTAGAGTCTGAAGGTGACAAAGATATATCAATGTACATCAATAGTCCCGGTGGTTCAGTTACAGCAGGTATGGCAATCTATGATTGTATGCAGTTCATTGCTCCCGACATTCACACTATTGTTATGGGTCAAGCATGTTCAATGGGTAGCTTACTTGCACAAGCAGGTGCTAAAGATAAACGATTTATGTTGCCAAACGCACGACATATGATTCATCAACCTTCTGGTGGCGCCCGTGGTCAAGCAACTGATATGTTGATTCAAGTGGAAGAAATGCTGGCAATGAAAAAGAACCTCACACAAATCTATGTTAACCACAACAGTGCAGGCAAGACATTCGAACAACTAACTGCTGATATGGAACGTGATAACTTTATGTCTGCACAACAAGCATTAGCATATGGTCTAATCGACAAAATCATCGATAAACGCAGTTAAATACGCTTTACCCATCTTGTAGTCAGTAATTTACTAATCATAAATACAATATGACTAACAGATGGGTAACCCATGGATGAATTAGATCCGCGTAAATTATACGAACTTTCGGAATCTCTCAACGAACTTACCGGTACAGTAAAATATACCGGCACAGCCATGCAGTCCATGTTGGGACCTCAGGCTGAAGCAAACAAGAAATTAAAAAACTCAGGTAAAAAACGTGCCAAGGTTGAAGAACAGGCGGCTGAACAACAAGCAAAGCAGTTAACCAAACAGGAAGAATCTCAAGCAAAACAGAAAAAAATGCTTGATGATGAGTTACGATATCGCGGCTACGCAATAGATGCAACAGGTAACTTAACTAAAACAACCACATCACTAAGTGGTGCTCAAAAGCAATCACTAGAAGCATTGGATAAGCGTATTGCCAAAGAGCGTGAACTTGCTGAAGTAATTAAAGATCCAGTCAAATCATTTAGAAGCATATCAAGCAGTATAAACAGCCTCGACGGTGTTATGGGCCAGATGCAGGAGAAGATGTTTGAGATGACTGGTAAGAGCGTGCCAATGGCAGCAGGTCTTATCGCAGCCACAGCAGTTGTCGGTGGAGTAGTTAAAGCCGCAACCGGAATGGCTGACTCACTATATAAAGGTGAACGTGGTGCTAAAGTTGGTGCTAAAGCAGTTAAAGATTTAAATGATTCAGTAACTAAAGCCGCATATGGTATCAGTGCGGCACTGATGTTTATGCCCGGATTGGGAATTGTTGCTAAAGTATTAGGAGCCGCAATTGGGCTGTTTTCTTTGGCAATGGAGGGTTCCACAAAACTAATAGAAATGGGTGCAGAGTATAACGATAAGGTATACGATTCATTCAATAAATTAAGCGAGACGGGGTTAATAACAGCTAAGGGCATGAGTGGTGTTAGTAACACCATGGAAAAGCTAGGAGTAACAAGTGCTGAAATAGAGAAGATGAATTCTCTATTAGCAAGCAACTCAAAAGACTTAGCATTATTTGGTGGGACTGCGGCAGGTGGATTAGAAAAATTCACAGAAGTTGCCGGAACTATTTCACATCCAGCAAGTGAATTAAACAAAAAATTAATGTTGCTTGGTATATCAAGTGACGAACAAAGAGAACATACATTAAAGTACATGGCTTTGCAAACACGCATGGGCATGACGCAAGGCAAGACACAAGCTGACCTAGTTAAAGGTTCTGTTGCCTACATGGAAGAACTAGATAGAATTGCTTCTATCACTGGAATAGGTCGTAAAGAACAAGAAGAAGCACAGAAGCAGGTAATGGCTATTGAAGAATTACGTGCGGCAATGTTCCAAGCTGAACGTAGTAGTGATACTAAACGACAAAAAGAATTAGAAACAGCATTTAAATACTCTAGCCGATTGATGGCTGAGGGTAGAAAGAAAGAAGCGGCCGGTGTTGCTAAGTATTATGCCGCAGGTAAAAATGTTGTTGACAGTGATTCGGCAATGGCAGCACAGAATAGTGCAGGTGCTATTAAAGCTATTGGTGAAGGTAAAGAAGGCGAAGATGTTTATCAAGAAGGCATCAAGAGTGCTAAAGAATCTGCTATACGTACAGCAGGCACTAAGCGAATTGGCGGTGATGTGTCTAATCAAATTGGAGACTTCAATGCTACACTAGATGCTATTAAACGTAGTGAGAAGTCGCAAGAGGAAATGAAGAAACTGGGTCTAAGTCCAGAAGCATATGCTAAAAAACTTCAAAAAGAAAAAGAAGAAAAGCCTGATCCAAATTTAGCAAAGAATGTTGATGCTATGCAGATACAGCAGAAGGCTGGTTTGACAATGGATCAAGCGGCAAAGGCAATGGATGGTGCAGGTCTTGCAATGGCATCATCAGTTAAGGCATTTAATGAGGCAGTGAAATTATTTAATCAAGCTTCTGGTACTGGCCCAGCACAAGGAGCCGCAGTAGAGAAAGCTAAACAAGCAGATACAGCGGCATTGAATAAACAACAAGCCGCAATGGATGCTAATAAGAAAACGCAAAATGATCCAACTGCAACAAAAGCACAAAAAGAATCTGCACAAAAATCAGAGGATGATGCTAATAAAGAGTCAATGAAGGCAATGGCGGCTAAGAGAGAAGCCTTCCTAAAAGAACAAAATGAATTACGTGAACTAAACAAAAAACAACGTGGTTCCGGCAAAGAAGTATTCAAGACCATGGAAGATGCACGAAAGGCTGGAGCCGCACCAAAAGCTGAAACAGCTCCGACGGCGGCTGCACCAAAAGCTGAAACAGCTCCGACGCAGGCTGCTAAGCCGGCATCATCACCTACGCCATCACCCGGTGCACCTTCAGAAGGTCACAGTGAAGGGGGTACAGAAAAATCAGCACCACCGGCTGCGCCAACATCGGCTCCACCAGTTTCATTAAAATCAAGCTCAACCAAAACTGATTTATTAATAGCAAATGAACCAGTCACTGCTGATAAGCCATTAAGTAAAACACAAATGTCAATAATTGAGCTTGGTATTAGTCAAGGAAATAAATTCTCTGACATGGTAATGCAAAAGTTCAATTCTCAAATGTTTGGTGCCAAACCAGTAGCTCCAAATTCTAAACCTGTGGGTGATGTTGAAATTCCAATTGACAAGGCTGCGACCGGGGGAGTATTTGACGGGCCGGGTAAGAATTCAGTAATGCTAAACAATAGCACTATGGCTGCAAATGATATATTAGCTTCACTCAGAGAATCATTTGGTAGTGTTCAAAAGAAATCAGTTGAGAGTGAATTACCAAAATTAACTAAATTTAATACAATGACTTCTTCAAGTAGAGGTATTTCAACAAATAGTTCAATGGACATACTAGAAAAATTTACTGACATTATGGAACAGAAACTATCCGACGTTATAGATGCTATATCGGATAACAATAACATTAAAGAAGAAATCTTACTTTACAGTAAAGCATAATTCAAAGGTCGTATCAAAATGGAAAAAACAATAGCACTATTCATTAATCATCCCGAATGCTCTCAAGATTGTTGCGACGGTATGATACAGTCACTTGGACAAGACTATAATATCAAACTATTTAGGGTCAATGAATGTAATAGTGAAACATTATCATCAGTTGATATGGTCGCATTTCCAGGTGGTATTGGTGATGCCAGTTCATATGATAAATTTTTTAGAAGAAAAGCACAAAATGCTGTAGCAGATTATGTGCAACAAGGTGGACGATATTTAGGAATATGTATGGGTGCGTATTGGGCTGGAAGTTATTACTTTGACATACTTGATAATGTTGATGCTGTGCAGTACATACGACAACCAACTAGTGATATCAAACGATCCTATAGCACTATTGCGTCAATTAACTGGAACAACCAATCTGAAGATATGTTTTTTTATGACGGGTGTGCATTAGTTGGTGACACTAGTAAATTTAAAACTATTGCAACTTATGCAAACGGTGATGCGATGGCTATCATACAAAACAGAATAGGCTTGATAGGATGTCATCCTGAAAGCCAAGAGTACTGGTACAAAGAACCCAGGCAATATATTAATCAATACTGGCATCAAGGCAAACATCATTCGTTACTATTAGAATTTGTCAATCAGTTGATGACACAATAGTTAGAGTATAGAAATCAATAGAGCCCCAAAAGGGGCTTTTTTAATGGCTAAAAATGAGTACTTTTGTATCTCAAAAAGGTAAACTTTAGTACTCATTTTCACCTCCCAGGTGCTTCAAAATCGCTAGAGGTTTTAGGGACGCATACTGACACACTTCTATCGGAATTCGCCAAAACTTGACAATAAATTGTTTTGGGTGTATGATGCAGTTTTACACACACATGGAGTTAGTTAAATGAGCAAAGTACTAATTGGCTTAGCAACTATATCAGCGGTTGCAATTCTAGGAGTTCAACAATATCAACTTGCTACCATCTCAGAAGATGTAGCCGAAATCAAACAAGCCTTCATTGCACAAACCACCGAACGTGTTTCATATAGTGAAAGTGATGAAGCATGTCTTGCTAAAAATATTTACTACGAAGCCGGTATTGAAAGTGACCATGGTAAGTATGCTGTAGCACAAGTTACACTAAACCGATTGAAGACAGGTCGTTGGGGTGATACAATTTGTAGCGTGGTCTATTCCAAAGCACAGTTTAGTTGGACATTAAAAAAGAAACTAGAAAAACCCAATGGTCAAGCATGGGCTGATAGTCAATGGATTGCTCATAGAGTATTGGGAGGTGAGCGTGTGCCTCCTCTCAGTGAAGCCATTTTTTACCATGCTGATTATGTAAGTCCGTATTGGAAGAGTAGTGTTGTAAAAATACAACAAGTTGGCCAGCATATCTTCTATACCAAAATTTGACAATAAATCGTTTTGGGCTTATAATAGAATCTTAAACAGTAAAGAAAAGGACTAGAAATGACACAAGTTTATGATCGTTTGACAGAGCAGGAAAAACGTGAAGTTCGTATGTATGGCGTTACCGAAGCAGGTATGCGTGAATCTATAGAACAAAGTATTACTTTTAAATTCTCAGGTCCTGCAATGATCGCCGCTAGCCTGATGAGTGACGCCCAGGAAATGATTAATCCTGAATACGGTGATGTTGACTATATGCGAGCCGAGGATGCCCGTCAATGTCTGAATCGTGC